CCTTCACCACGTACGTCCCAGTTAAGGAGATCGCCTTCTAACCAGCCATGGTCTTCGATTACTTCGTCTGGCAGGACGATAAACTGATCTCCGTTCTCGTCTTCTTGTACTTCAACGACGTAGGTCATTTGGACAAAATCTTTTCCATTAGCTTATCAAGCTTATTATTTATTTCGCGAAAATTATTGTGCATTTCTTGGATCTCTCTTAGGAAGTCAACCTTAAGAACGTATTCCATCGGCATGCGATTAATTTGGTCTTCCAAAAGATCAATCCTGCGTTTTTGAGATCCGATGTAATCAAAGGCCTGCTGGACACGTTCCTGCTGCCTATCAAGTATTTTATTCGCTGCCCAGGAACCGCCTGTAACAGCAGATACAATGGCGGTTAAACCAATGGCTATGTATTCCGGACCCACGAATCTGAATTACTTTTCTTTTAATTCTAAAATCAGTAATCAATTTGGAGCTGACCTTTTCTTGCCAGGCCGGTCACCAACCAAACCAAAGCATCAACGCAGTCGTCATGACTGCTGACACCAAAGTTAGTCAGTTCTTCAAACATAGCCGTGAAGTTGCGGAACCGATTAAAAATGATCTTGCGGTCCTCGAACATTCCCATGATTCCACGGAAACGTGCCAATTTATCGGAACGGAAACCTTTGACCGGATGCCAGATCAAGTTGTAAAGACTCTCGTTGTTTAAACAGACACGCTTAAAGTCAGCTTCTAAGGATGCCTGGTACTGGACTGCCTCACTCCAGATGTCACATGTTGAGTAAGTCGGGAAGTAATTGCCATTGTCGTCCTTACCAAGGATTGACCAGTCGTTGAGAAGTTCCTTAAGGGCATCCAATTTTTCCAGGTTGCCCATGACACGCAAGCGGCGGTAATCAATGATGTGTACTTGGTCTCCGATCCTCCCTCCCAGTACCATCACCGTGTAGTCATTCTTTTCTTTCGTACCCGCCGACAGGTCCACACCCACACCAAGCGCGTCAAATTCCGTAGCGATTTCCGCCTTAACAATCAGCTCTGGTGCCAGGGACAGCTCATTCTGTCTGACAATCTGATTCATGTACTGGAACGAGAAGGCAATCGGTGCCTGCCTTTTCTTTTCCCGCAGGTAGTCAAGAGACCACATCTCCGGCCAGTAAGACTTTTCTTCCCCAGTCTTGGGATCGTTCAAGATGGCGGAAAGAACAATCTGCATCCAGTTGTTCTGCGGATTGAAAGTCGTGGAATGAATGTCGTCATGCCGGAAGCGAGTTCCCAGGCAAATGGCACGACCGCCTTCAAACATGGTTGGTGCGATCACCGCGTTCCAGTTGTCCTGCATCTGCTTACGGATATCAGGGTTGGAGATGTCCGCTGCAGACTTGATGGCGTCATCGATGATCACCAGGTGTGAACGCTTGGAGGTCACCGAACCTTTTAGACCAGCAGCGCAGAGTGTGAATTGTTCTTCACCAGTGGTGTCAATGCCTGCAAATTTGTGATCAATGGACCAGTACTCATTACTAGTAACGTTTTTGAGAAGGCGTACGGTAGGGAAGACTTCTTGATACCGCTTGCTTTCAATGATTCGTTTAATGGTTGCAGACTTGGAGCGTGCAATATCAACCGTGTACGACAAGTAAAGAATTTGAAGTGGCTTCTTGGCCATGGTGTGTACACCAATAGCCCATGCAGTAAATAGACCAAGGATCGTGCTTTTAGCAGAACCCCGTGGTGCAAGAAGGTCAATGTTTGGACCAGCAATCTTCAATAGGCAGCTGCTGTCCTCTTGGGTAACAAAGTGCCGGTGCCACTCTTTGTGGTGTTCAGCCGGAGGTTTGTCAGCTACGTAGTCGCAAAAGAAACCAAAGTCATCCCTGGCTTGTTGAAGAGTTTCCAGGTTCTTTGGTGGACGGATCTGTTGCCTACGTGCAGCAGCTCGTGCGTTACGTCGGTATGCGAGATGCTGGTATGCAGGCACAATAATTGGTATTCACTATCAATGAATACTAACCTACTTCTTTTTCTTTTGTTCTTGATATTTACGCGCTTTGTCGAGAGCCGCTTTGCGCTTGTCTTTGTCCGACATTTCGCTCCCGTCCTTGTTCTTCTCGCCCTTTTCCTTGAAGTGGGCGAGGAGTTGAGGTGGCATCTTGCTTTTGGACATCAGACCGGTTATTGCGAAGGGCGTTTAGAACTTCTGCTCCTTGCTGCGACTCTCCACCAATTGGTGCGCCTTGAAGTTGACGAGAACCAGAAAGACGATTCTTTTGCAGCTGCTGAACAATATTGATCATGCCGCCGGCAAGTCGTGCATCTGGCGCTGATTGTGCTTGGGGTGAAGGGTTCATTACCTAATTTAATTCAGCTTAACTTTCTTCAAATTGCATTTTAGCCCACACACTCATTGATGCCTCTTCCAGTGGAAGCTCAATTGGGTCATCCTTAAAAATGGCCATCAATTCACGAATGGCACGGTCTGCACCAGCCATCAGCAAACCTTTACGATCACGGCTACCAGTGGCCGCCTCAACCTGTGCAATCGTCCCACGAAGTTCTTTTTGCATGCCGGCAATGCGTGCTACGCCAGCATCCCGTTTAACAACACCGTTATCAACGTCATCCCTTAACTTACGAATATCCTCTTGCATCTCCTCAATTTCATAGAGGAGTTTCTTGCGGTGATCAGGCTTTGGATAGTGGGACTTAACCCACTGCTCACATGGAATGATGCTACCTCTGTAACCAAGGAACCTGGCGTAAAGGTAACATTCAATTACTGAGAAATTATCAGCAGCAAATTGCGTGAACGATTCCTGCTCAGCGGATGTTAAGTTATCGACCCATTGGTCAAATAACTCAATATCGATAAGCTCGTTGGGCCTGGTTGTAGTCGCGGGCTTCATCACCCTGCTTGAACTGCTGCGCTTGTTCAGCAGAGGTTCTTTGTTCTGTGGCACCTTTACCAATCGTCTCACGTTCTTGTGTGCCGGCTTCTTCCATTTTTTTCTTGGAGAAACCGTAAGCAACCTCAGCTGCCTGTTTGTACTTATCTAGGTCAAACCAGTCATCAACATCTGTTTGACCAGCTGGTACGCTAGGGAGACTTGAAGTCATTGTTAAGTATACCTAAATCAGAAGTTGCTCATCACGTTGGCGATACCAGCGGCAAACTGATCGCGGCGACCTTCCAATGACTCTTGACGCTTTTGGCGACCTTTGGAAGCCTCAAGCTTATCAAGCAGTTGCTGGAACTTGCTGATATCAAAATAATCGGTAGGAGAACTAGAGGTGGTCATTGTTTTCCGTTACTAATGTCCTTATTCTAAGAGTATTAACCGAAGGCAGCGTTAATCAAATTGTACATGTTGCCAGCGAGTTGCATGCCGCCGATCTGCTTGTCGGCTTCACCACGGACGCGGATGCCTTCAACGTTGTACTTACCAGTGGTCTCGGCTACATCGCGCTGAGCTTGTGCTTCGATACCAGCCACCCTCTCAAGACCTGCGTTAATGATGGGCTGCAGATCAAGCTTGCCTTTGACTTCGATGTTGGCTACTGCTTGGCGCCACTCGGATTCTTTATCTGCACCGTACTTGACTCCTTCCAGAGAACGCGCAGAACTAATATCAGTTCCTTTCAGCTCGTTGTCGGAGATGTACTTATCTGCTTCGCTACGAAGGCGAGCAGCTTCTGTAGTGGCACCAGCGCCGATAGTGGCTACTTGAACATCGTAGCCACCAACGATATTGGCCAGGCTTTCTTGAGCGGCTTGAATCCGCTCAAAATAACCACCGCCGCCTAAATCTTCTGCTGCATCCCCTCCACTCTTGTCAATGTTTTTATCTTTATTTTTATCTTTATCTTTATCTTTATCTTTGCCTTTGACTTTGCCTCCACTATCTCCTTTAACTTTATTTATGACACCAATTTTATCTTTAAAGTAATCCTTGGCATTTGGACCAAATTTTACATCGTCTTCTTTTTTGACATATTTGACAACAGCTTTTACTGGTTTATCCGGAAATCTGGACTCAAACTTTTTAACTTCTTTGGCACTAACTTTTGAGCCAAAACTTTTTAACAGTTGAGTGGGTTTTTTTTTGGCCATGATTTAAACACTCCACATGTAATCGTTGGTATAAACACCGGATTCGGTACGGCGCGGTGCGCCAAACATATATGAAAGCATCTCTTGCTGTGGTGTCATCACTTTACCTTGAGCCATCAGATTTTGTTTTAAGAAATCACCAAAAGCTCCTGAGCCACGAATACCCGCTTTTTCAGCGCGTTTTGCCATGTTCTGATATTCGTCTTCAGTGAAGGTCAGTCCTGCATTTGTGTAGATCTGATCTGCTGTGTCCCAGCCGCTGCTGGTTAAATCAACCGGTTTTTTAAGACTTCGCCTCAAGCCTTTTGAATATGCCTTTTCATTCGGATACATATCCGCCATCATGCGGTAGAAATCCTCTCCCGCACCACGGTCACCACTTTGGACGTATTGACGAAACTGCGCCTTATCAGCTTTCTTCTTCCACTTAGGAACATCAAGCATTGAAAGGCCGTAGCCTCCAAGTGCCGACATCGTTGGAGAGGGCTGGAAGCCGGGACCTGCCGTTGCTTTGCCGAGTAGGTTACCAAATAAGGAACCACCAGCACTTACGGCCATACCTCCAAGTATCGCTGGTAACATGTGACCTTATAACTTCTATCTTTTTATTTTAACGCCTATGACTTTAAACGATAAAGGCAGAGTACTTACCAGCAAGACCTGGGTTTAGTAAAGTGTCACGCACTTGTCCACGACGATACTCAGGATTTAGTTTGATACGAGCTTCATCAATGGGCGCTTTACGCTGCAAAAAGTAATCGTAATTACGATCAAACAGGCTGCGACCAGTGTTGGCGTCAAACATGGCCATGGTGGCATCTTGCGCATTCTGCGCAGACTGAGCAGCTTGTGCTTGGCCAAAACCACCAATAAAAGAGTTGATGCCAGCAGAAGCCATCATGCCTCCTGGCCCACCAAGAAACTTGCTGAAGTCACTAAGACCACCGCCCGCTGCTGCAGGTGCTGCTGATGCAGGGCTAAAAGAAAGACCTGGCGCCGGAATGAAAGAGCCCGGTTCAGCGTATTGCTGCCAACCAAACATACTCATGGTTTTACTCCTACAAGTTGATGTACTGACGGGTTACGTAGGAAGGAGCACCTGCATTCTCACGCAGTACACCTAACTGGTCACCAAAGAAGCGATACTTTTCAGCCATCGCACGTTGGAATTCTTTTGGAGCGTCAAGCAGACTCTTGAAGACGTTGGCCTCCATGCCAAGACGCTGATTCTCACGGGCTACATCCTTGAAGTAAGGCCCAAGCACGTCCAGTTGTTCTTGTAGTCTTCCGGGGGAACTTTCTTCTTGGCGAAAAAGATCAGCAAGAACAGCTAAGCCACCATATTCATCTCCGACCAACTCACGAATCTTGCGAGCCCTTTCCTCATCGAAGTAGGAACCCGCAAGACCGGGAGGCATTGTATTCCTCGAAGCTCCAGCAGGTGCACCGGTTACCGGAGGAGTTGCTGGGATGTAAGAACCAGCAGGAGCATATTGCTGCCAACCGGAACCTAATTGAAACTGTTTAGGTGCCATGATCAACCAAAGCGGATGGCAGGAGCCTGAAGAGTAGAGCCGGCGTAAGGATTAGAGGTCAGTGCAGTACGGAGCGTTGCACCAGTCTCAGCTTGTGCACCTTGGGCCAGAGCGCCGCCGGTAGCAAGAACACCAAGACGCGCTTGGAGCTGACCCTGGGTATTTAACAGAGCTTGTTGACGAACCAGGTCGGCATTCTTCATCTGTTGAATGATTGGATTCGTCCGCTGCAGATCATAGAACGCTTGATCGGAATAATACTTAGACAGATCTTTGATAGCGCTGGTCTCAACGCCAAGATTGTTGCGGTACTGAGTTGTACCTAACTCGCCCATTTGCTGGGCCATCGCCATCTGAGTAGAAAACTGACCTTCTTTGCCTTTGGTTGGTTCACCGGTTGCTTTTTGGCGAACCGACTCAGAAGCACTAGCAGCTAGCGGAGCGAAAAGCATGCCACCTACTGCAGGAAGAACGGCTTGAGCAACCTTGCCAAGACCACCAGGAATAAGGCGTGCAACACCTGCACCGATGGCAGCACCCGCACCACCGCCAACAAGAGCACCAGCTGCACCTGTAGCTCGGCCTGCAGCTGCTTCTTCGGCAGCGGTCATTACTGGAGAAACAAGGCCTGCTACTAAGCCGTAACGACCGACTGGCACGTTTTGAAGAGCGGCACCGGCTTTTTGTGCTCCGCCACGAACAAAGTCAACGGCTTGATTGGCCATCTGTTGGGCACGTTCTCGACGACCAGGAGCAGCAGCGCCTGTTAAATTTACGTCGCCCGGTTGAGGTACAGAAGGACCGCCACTAACTCGAACAGAAGGAGATACGCCAGCGCCAAAGGTTGTAGGTCCAGTAGTTTGAAGGCCGATGCTTGGCATCCCCATGTAGGGATTGTAATACGGATTCACGTCAACAACTCTACTTTTTTATAAATTCTATCACTGCATCATTTCATACTGAGCAGTGGTAGGTAACTGAGTTTCGGATGGTTTTGCTGCAAGTACAGCATTGGCTAAGTTGCCCATAATTGCACCTGCAGCTGCGCCGCCGGCAGCACCGGCAAGTCCACGCCTGAATGCGTTCTTAACTAACGGTGCTGTTCTAATAGCGGCACCAGCACCCACAATTCCACCAACAGCAGTAGTAACAGAAGGAATAGTGACTGGATAACCAAGGACACGAGCTTCTGGAACACCTTGTAAATTCTCTGGAGTTGCTTTGACAATGCCAAGGAAGCCCTTGTCTTGGTAGTAGTTCTGAAGATAGTTCCCATAGCGCTCAGGCGTCAAGGAAGGGATGTCTTCCTTTGCAGTTTCATACTTCAAAGGGCGTCCCGTGCGTCCCAAGAAGAAACGTTCAAACAACTCACTGGCTGGCTGGGAAGTTTCCCGACGATCTTCTGAGCCTTCTTCTGCATAGGCTTGGGAGAAACCCTTTGGTCTAAACATTTCACCAATATTAGTGATGTCGTAAGCACCAGCCAATGCAGTGGTTGGAACGGCAATTGTTGCACCAATTAGGCCCGTCTTTGTTGGGCCTAATGCACGATATGCTTCTTTACCAATAGCCGCCTCTGCCCCCGCCCCCATGATCGCCAAAGGGTGGTTGTAGCGCCAATAAATACCACGGGTGCCATCGTTCGTGATATCAGTTAACAACCTTGCGCCGAAGGCGCCCACTGCTTGAGTAGGCGTCTCCTGCATCGACACTCCTAAGGACTTAAGGTTGCGGTGGTATTCACCACGGAGCCCTGGAATGTCCTTGAGAATAGTGGGGTTGTACTCACCTTTTAAGTAAGCCTGACGACTGGCTTCTGCGCTTTTACGCGCACCGGTCATCAACTCATCTTTGAACTGACCAACTTTATTTAGAAAATCTTGAAACATATCACAGCCTCGGATTAAGAACGCCTTGAACCATTGCCTGATCTTCTGGACTCAAGTATTGCATCCACTGGTTACGTGGCATCTGGTTAAGTAAGTTCTCGAAATGCTGAGGATCAGCAAGAGGAAGTTGGTATTGAGTTCCAGGGGAAAGCTCAGTGAGTTGTTGATTTAAGGGAAGTTGATTGACAACGGAACGTTGTTCAATCTGTTGTGCAATTTGCTGAGGCTGACCCGCCATCAAGATCGAGGAACCAAGCTCAGTGCCGACCAAGGAACCAGCAATGTTCGCACCGCCTTCAATCAAACCACGAGCCGTTTTGTTAGGTATGTTGCGTGCTGCGTAACGACCAAGCAAAGTTGCTGGTAATGACGTGGCAAGATCCGAAAGACCAAACGCTAAAGCACCTTTGGGACCTGCGGTAAAAGCACCAAAACCTGCGTTAAGTGCAGTACCAGGGAGAACCGACTTAACGACGGAACCTAAATTCTTGCTTAACCAGCCTCCAGCTAAGGCCATCTACTTATCCCTTTTTATTCATTATAAATTGTTAGTCTTTGGTATCTTCTTTGTCACCAGCAAGAAGCTGAGCGACTGACTTATCGCCTTCTGCTTCGTTCTCAACTTTTTGCTCCATTTGCGCCATGATGTAGCCCTTGGGATCTGGGTTCTTCGCACGAGGCATTGGGTTGCTGATTCTTTTACCAGGATCCATGGTTGGGCTAAGGGAGTAGAACTCACCCCAGGTGGTGTTGAAGCCTGGTTGTTCTTCTGGACGCTGGTTTGTTTTGGCTCGACCATTCATGAAGTCGTAGTCTTTGTTGCGATCAAAGCGACCGATACCAGCAAAGACTTCAGTAGGGCCTTCGCCAACTTGTTGAAGGCCTGGGTTCTGAATTAACTTCTTGGTTTGAATCCGACGAAGTAAGTCGGTACTATCAAAACGGTTTAGGTTCCAGGGCGGTGCACCACTATTTGCTTTAACGGAGAACAGATCGTCAAAGTTAAGATTTTTCTTTTTAACGAAAAGATCTTTACCGTAATCAAGATAACGATCTAGTTCAAGCCTGTGGTCTTTAGCCATCAGCTTTCCTTCTTGCCGTCTTTATTCTTCTTCAAGCCTACCAGCGTCTTGCGAAGCCGTGCCTGTTTTACAGTCTTTTCATCGTACTGATCAGGATTGGAAAGGACATTTGCCTGGAGCTGAGCAGAGGTAATACCTTTGCGCTTAGCTTTGGCAGTGAAGGCGCCTTCCTTCATATCCATGCCTTGGATCCACTTTTTGTCTTTCTTTTTCTTTTCAGCCATGATTAGCGAATACGACGTTTTGCGGCAGCTTGTGACATTAACCGATTACCGAAGTTTTGAAGCTGAGAACCAGAGAGGCCATAACGCCTAATGGTTTCAGACTCAGATAACTGACCAATGCCACCCGGTACAGAACCTAGACCTAATCCTAATTCCTGTTTACCACGGACGACCTGTCCTCCTGGAGTTAAATTAGCAGCCAACGCGAATTGATTGCGTTGTGCACCTTGACTAAGAGAACGTGGTTCCATAGAGACTTGGAGTTGGCTCTCTGGGTATTGATAATTACCTGTTGAAACTCGGCTGATCGGTCCCATTGCAGGAGCAGCTGGTCCAGTGTAAGGATTCTGCGTACGAGCAAAGGAACCAATATTCATGGTTGGGACACGCGTGCGTCCGACCACATTGCCGGTCTGAGGATCACGCACAGGAACAACCTTCATACCTTCACCGGTTTGAGGTGTTTCCATCTGGCTGCGTAGAGCAGACATCTGAGCACCAGTTACAGTAGAGGGCTCAATGGCAACACCAGTTGTCCTCAGGGGAGCTGTAGAAATACGCGGTGAGTAATAAGCCACATCGACATCAACGCCGCCATCCCCAACGGTCATTGGATCAATTCCACCTTCGCCTCTGACTTGGTATTGACCAGGGATTGGAGCTGCTTTACCGGTGGTTTTGTAAATCGGATAGCCGTATGGATTGAAACCAGCAACAACTTTTTTACCTTCTTTGTTGACTTGGATTCTTTCACCAAAGATTGGTGTATCCTTCTCAGTCTTCAGAAGACCCATCACCATTGCATTGGCCTCTTGTGGGTAATAAAGCTTGCCGGAAGCTTGACTGATTTGTGGCTTAAGAATGGGAACATCGATCCCTTCTTTATTCATTAAGTAATCATCAACTGCTTTAACGATGAACCCTTGGTAGTCATAAGCCTCACCGATGTCGGAAAGCGTTTTGCCTTGCGCCAGGCCCAACTCTAGGGCTTCGGGATTGTTCTCACGTAAGTAGGCAGCTTTAGCGGAAGGATTATTGAAGTAATCCGATTGGGCTCTTTCTGCCACACTTTGGATCGTGGCACGGTCCAGGGCCACAGGCTCTGGTTTTGCCGTTTTCAATGTGGTCCAACCAATACGTTGTTCACCTTGCGTTAAAGGTGTACGTCGAATACCAAGCAAGGGGCCTTCGCCAACAATCACTCGCCGAGACGTTGGTTTGTACGGCTGGCGAATATTTGTGCCAGGAATGGTTTCTCCATACATGATGTCTGGAGCCCAATCCGAAATAGGTTGGGTTGTGATCTTGGCAGGAACAACATCAACAGCCGTTTCAAAACCACCGATCAACTTATTGGTGCCAACATTGATGTCAGAAGTTTCAATACCCATTCCACCCTTGTAACCAACATCTTGCATGCGAAGAAGTTGACCAAAGGAAAGATTGGGATCTTGGCCAAGAACATTAATACCAGCGGTCTGAATACCAGAAGGATCACGGCGCAGTGGAACAACGACATCGGCAGCGCGTAACTGACGTTCAGAGCCAGGAGCAGCAGCTGAAGCTTCTTGAACAACACCAGGAATTTGAGTGGTACCTTTGTTAGTGCGTTCTCGGAAAGACTCCGTTTCGATTAAAAGGTTACCGACACCTTCCGTATCGCCATAATCCGTACCCATTTCGCGATTGGCGGTCATGACCTCAGTTGGGTCATAGTCGTAATCGTCGACTTCTTGGTAGTAGTTACCAGTGTTGGGGTCGTAACTAAAACCTGCTTGCTCTAGTTTTTCTTTCTGCTGGAGCTGCTTCAGGTTTGTTGTGTCGTGATAGGTCAAGCCCGTACCACCAACGCCAGCGGTCTCAAGCTCTTCCACCAATGCATCCGGCATGGAAGCACGAGCGCCACCAGCAATCTCCATGGTTGGGTTGCTGCTAACAGCCCCGCCGCGAATTTTGGGAGTTGTACCGAGATACTCAGTGATCCTTTCGCGTGGTACTTCAGGATTCAAGATTTGATCACGGATTGCCCGTGGATAAGAAGCGGCAGCCATTGTCCGCTCCAAAATTTCCTCTGGTGTAAAGCGATTGCGTGCAGTAGCCGATTCAGAAACCGTACTTAAATCAAGAGCGCGACCTGCACTTAAGCCACTACGTGTAGAAACACTACCAATCTTGGCACCACGTAATAAACGAGCTTGTTGTGGGGTTAGTTCCAGCTCACCAGTTAGATCTGAGACTGAACGTCCGGTTCTTTCATAACGAGGTCCGTAAAATTCCTGAGCCTGGCGGCCAAGGTTCTCAAGCTGCTCTTCTAATTCCCAAGCGTTACCGCTGACAATTCTTTTGGGAGTTGTTTGAGCAATACGTTGAACTTCTTGGGGGAATTGGGAAACTTGCTCAGCAACTTGGGAAGTTCTTGCGATACGGTCAGCATCTCGACTGAAACTTACAAAGTTATTGACTTCACGTTGTTCGGGTATCACAATGCCCTTGGAAATAACTTGATCAAGACCTGCGTCAGAGGCTTCGACCTGCTGACTGCGAACTTCATCGATCAGATTCTGCTGAATGCTGGTTAAATCAACAGTTGCCTGCGGAATTGCCGTTTCAGGCGCTGCAACTTTGGAAGGACGGACCAAAGGTGCCTGAGATATGGCTCGAAGATCGGATTCACGCGGAACACGAGGCTTTCCAACGGGAGCAGGCGCCTGACGACCGCGTAATGCCCGGTAACCAAGGGTGCCAGCTCCCAATGCACCTAAGCCCAGGGCTGCGGCACCCAAAATTCCCGCCAATGGGGACTCTTCTTGTGGTTGACGGAGCTGATTGGCGCGAAAATCACGAACTGCTGGGGCTAAAGCAGCCCTTTCCTCCGGATCTTCTGGGTATGGGGTACCAGTGGCGCGGCTGTAGGCAGCAAAATCGGCAGGTGACAGGGCCATTGGGTACTTATTAGCTATAAATTCCTTGTTCTTTGTATTTTACTGGGGGAAACTTAGGTAAAAAGTGAATACGGTAGACTATTACCAAAAGAATCGCTGAACATCCGGGTTAATAAGGACATGAACCCTAAGAATGCTTTAGAAAAAGCAACTGCACTGTACGCAATTGCGGATGCGGCCGAAGATTTAGAGAAAGCTGGGGCTGCACCATTCGAAGTCAAGGCGTTTACGACTGGTGCCAGGGAAAAATTGGCAGAAGAACGACCTGATTACGACAAATACGCCAAAGCTTACGCTGCTTCTTCCCGTTTTGCACAAAGCAACCAGTAAGTAAAAGCGTTAATTAGCACATTGTTAATAGCCGGGGCCACAAACCCCGGCATTTTTGTGTGTTTTCTTGGGTAAAACCCCTGTAAACATGACACTTTTTGCAAGGGCCGCCCCCTATAGGGGCCAAAAAGGATAAAAAATTTCCTGACGCTTCTCCAACACCCCACGCGACGCGAGTTGCGTATAGAAAAAAAGAAAGGGCGGGGGCTGCGCATCCGAAGAACGCAGGCAAATCAAGTCAGTTTACCGACAGGAACCATGACTCAGGCCAAAGTTAGCACCAAGGGACAGCGCTGGCAGCATGACTGGCGGCGTCAAGTAGGCGAGCGCCCAACAGAGAGTAACGCCAAGCTTTTCCACAGCTATGTGGAGATGGCGTATCAGTTGCTCGAGGAGTTTAGCTCAGCCGACTTTATCTACAGCGAAGTCAGGCAAGTCTGCCAACCCCAGTATCTCTTCCAGGTGGTCTGTGACATGCGAAGCGAGAAGCTAAGCATGCGCATTTGGACCACCGAGGAAGGATATAAGGCGGTGTCCATCCACAAAATCCCTGTCTGATACGTTCGCGTATCGCGTACGGGAAAGATCTGCTCCCCGCCCCGCACTTGTTCATACAGAACAGTTTCGCAACAGGAGCGTGGTCAAGTCACGGTCTTGGCAGCTGCAATCCCGCAGCGTAAGTCCAAGCTCACCGGAGTAACACCGTGACCAACACCATCGCCACCGTCCGTCGTATCGACTGCGTGGACATCACCAAGATGTCACACGAGGAGATCTTCGACATGTGTGGCGTACCAACCCGGCAAGAAGCTGGCGACAACGTCATGCTTCAGGTCCTCGACCTGCTTGAGCACGGACGTAGCCAGGTACTTACTGCCGAACACCTCCAGGTCATCAAGTCCTACGTGGACGAGATGCTGGAGACCAACTGATCCGTTAAAGCGGGCGGCAGGGTGCAAACCCCTGCCCAGTTATTGCCTACAGCGGAGATAGGCACCGCACACACAGGAGTTACCTGTGCACTTCACCACCTACGAATCCGTCGCACTCATCACGATCTTCATCGTGAGTTGCGTAATCGGATACGTAACCGACTGATCCGTCTAAGCGGGTGACCAGGTGCAAACCCTGGTCCAGTCATTGCCACCCACCGAGGGTGGCTTAATTTAACTCAGCTCATGCGAGTTACCTACCAAGATCTGCTGCAGTGGTTCACTGAACAGCAACTAGATGATGCCGTCATCATTGCCCGTTGCACAGCAGATGCATTCCCTCACCTCAACTACGAGCAGCGACTTGTCAAAGTCCTGGTCGAAATGAAGACCTACGCCTGATCTACTACCATGCTGATCTATCAACCCAAGTGTGACGACCGTACTCGCGTAGCCTGGTACGGAGGAGAGTCTACACAGCTACACTTCCAACACCGTGGTATCACCGAGAGGTGGATCGACATCGAGACACGTACTCTCATGGGTGATATCCCAGGTGGTGTGAAGGAACTGCTTGCAGAAATGCAAGACTTTTACAACTACTGCTACGGCGAGACTTCCATCCTCGACCAAGATAACCTCATCGGCACGATCTTCTGACTCCTGCTCTAAGGGCCTTCGGGCCTTTACTGCAGGACTCAACATCCTGCCGTCCACTCAACTCAGCTCAACACAATGACAGCTCTTAACTTCCGCAAGAACGTGCGTGAGTTTATGCCTTGGGCCATCAGTGCTAGCCAGACTACCGCTCGTGTAGTCACCAAGGCAGTCACTGATACTGCAACCAAGGCCAAGGCTACTGAGAAGCTACATGACATCCGTTGTCGTGCAGCAGCACTCATCATGCCAAACGACATGGCATTCATCATCACTCCTAAGAACAACATCTGACTCATGACTAAGAACCACATGGTTGACTCTGTGCTTGCCCTCACCATGGGCACTGGCATCGGCTTGTTACTTTCTGTCTTTGGACAGAAGCTACTCAACAAGCATTACGTTGCCAACTGCCACAAGCAACCACACCATAACCTCGTGTATGTCGATGGTTTCCTCGGCGACACGTACTACTGCATCAAGAATGCAGACTTTAAGCAGAACTGAAGCCTGCACTTAACCCTTCCGTACGATCCGCTCTTGACAGAAGCTTGGTTTCCATCGGACTATCAAGCTTCTTTCTGAATCGTATGCATCCCATCCTTCTATCCAGGAAATCTTAGTGGTGGTGTAATCAACATCACCACGTTGAAAGCCTGGATGTTTAGATGGGTTACGCAATCGATTCCACAGTATTTTGCTTCGACCAATGTACAAGACATTGTCATTGGCATCAATCAATGCATAGCATCCAGGTTTGGCTGGTATATTTCTGGCGTCTTGCCAGCACACCCACTGCCATTTCCTCGGATCTAGTTCCATTGATCTAGCTTAATACGTTCGCGTATCGTGCGGTGGGTTTTCTGCAGGACTCAACATCCTGCACTCAGTTCACTCAACATCTCAACTCAGATGAAACGTCTTTACTCCATGGGTAAGAACAGGTACATCACCTTGGATACTTACCACACACACCATGAGTCACTGCGTAGCAAATTGCTACAAGCAATCTTTATCGCCATCATTGCATCCATCACTGGTTCTGCAATGGTCGGCGTAGACCTCATTCAACTTCCATCCACTAACAACAATGTATTCACTCGCTGAACACACCCAAGTTCTAGAAGCACGTATCAATCGCTTGATCGATAAGCTTCTGGAACACTACCACAAACAGTACGGAGATGGTTGCATCGAATTCAACATTGTGCGTGGCACCAAGTATTACAAGATCATCCAGCGCAACGTCATACGTAACAACCTTGGCAGTTACGAAGGCAGCGTCCACGCCTTTATCCATCGTCAATCAGGTGCTGTTTACAAGCCCGCTTCATGGAAGGCACCAGCCAAACATGTGCGGTACAACCTGTTAGACGATGTGTCTTATGAGACCTGCCTCCTGAAAGCCGACTGGGCTGGATCGTATTTGTACATGAAGTAACTACACACTACCTCTGGTGTCCTCACTGCCTGAACCACTACGGCTGGTACTTGCATCCTTGTTTGTACCAGCTATTCTCCATCTGCATCCAACGCATTCAACGCAACACGATCCATGGAAGCGCTCAGCCAGCTCGACGTTCACAACCCTGATCACATCAGTGTCATCACTCGCGATGGAAAGATTACCGTCTCGGTTACCAAGGACGGAGCATCCGTGACCCTTGGCTTTCCTATCCGCAATACATTTGACACTACCCCCCGATTCCCCCTGCAACAACAGCCAGCACCACAGGTAACGGCTGTTAAGGAGATCCAGGAGACACCTAAAGTTCTCAAGAAGAAGAAGACAAGGGTTAGTCCTGTAGGTAACTGCAAGCTAACCCCTGAGAAAGTCAGGAACATTAAGCAAGGTCTTGTTGATCCAGGCGTTGCTAAAGGTTTTGACAGCCGTCAGAAACTTTACGAATGGTTTGCTGACATTTATAAGGTGAGCTACCACACCATCTCCAACATTGACAAAGGTCTGGCCTGGAGAGGCGTAAAGATCTAACTACCGCCGCTAGTACATCAGTACTACGACTGGACCTGGACATGTCCTTAAACTGTCCATTCCTTTTACTCAGTTCAAACCATGACTCAACTCGATCCCAACTACAACGCTGACTTGCTTGATGCCATGGCCGACATGGCATACGAACAAGAGCAAGCCATGCGTGAAGAATATGAACTCAACCCACCTGAACAGGAGACTTATGATGACCAAGCATGAACACGACGATGACATCATCTTGCATGTCATCGTTATCATTTCAATCTTCATTCAAATCATTCTGGAGGCACTCCAATGTCTTACATCTCAGAACTCAAGAAGTTCTACCCCAAAACTTACAAGGTCCGTTACGCAGTCAACGCCTACAACACTCACAAGTACTTCGAACACGAAGACCCAACGGTCATCACCGTCCACCAAACAACGCTCAACTACGGCGGTCCAGAGGAAGGTGGATGGTGGTACCAGCAAGGCAACCCAGTCCTCAGCCACTGCATCTTCTCCAAGAAGCAGGCGATCCAAACCTACGTCAAGTACTTCGAAGAGTACGAGATCGAAGGTCAGCCCAGTCTTGGAGACACCACAACAAGCTCAAACATTGAGCTAAGTTTCTCCAACGGATACGCTCAAGTGTATCCTCAGATTCGTCCACACTATTGCTAAGTCATGCAAGCAACTGCTGTACCAAACCTCAGCATTAATCAACGCAACATCTACATGTATTTCCTGAACCACAGGAAGAAGTACGGCAAGACTCCTTGCTTCGTACCAAAGTGTACAACTCAAGTATCAAGGCTTGATCAATATCTCAACGCCTTAACGAAACTTGAGCAGTACGGATTACTACGCGTTGAACGGTGCAGTGATAACTACACCGGCTGGATCATGACTGAACCTAGACAACACTAGCGTTATACGCACATAAGCCTGGGCATCACCGACGTAAGTACGGTGTGTAAGTCCCAGGATTCACCTCAACCTAAACCAATGACCTATCCCGAAGTCAACTGGAAGAAGAACGAGTATCACCAACTGCAAGAGGTGGTGAACCTCCTCAAAGCAATCCAAGAACGTGAGAGCAAGCGCCATCAAATGGACGAGCATCTCACTCCACATACCGCAGATGTGGTACTGGAAGTCATAGGCATGCTCGAAGATGAGATCGACTATGACCCAAGTCCTTCCGAAGGGGGCGAACCGCCTATCACACTGGATGAAATGCATACTGCTGCATGGAAAGAACATCAAGCCATGCATAGCTAACCCCCCTGCACCCCCCGAAGGGAGTACCAGGAGCTAACCTTCTATTAGATAAGACATACTTATCTGTTGCTCTCTGTTACTTCCCTTCCTTACCCCTTGACTACCCTGGTAGACTCAACACACTTACTCAACTCATCTCAATGAAAGACAACACTCCTCGCATACCAGACTCACTGGATATGCAAAGACTTCAAGCCATGCAACTTGTTGCTCGCATGAAGGAAACATCAGATCGTCTCGGCATCGGATTCATCGGGGGCTTTATTGCCCCCAATGGAGAGAAATTCGTCATGTCCAATATGGACGATGAAGACTACAACGCACTCATGCCGGAGGATCTGAAATGAATACCTTATTCATCGCAGTACTTTCTGTGATGATTATTTGTGGAACAATCATGATTTTAGAGAAATGACCAAGCGTTTGCCCATCAGCTTTGATCGCACCATCCATGGTGTGAACATCACCGAACACGGTGTCAAATCTTATAGCAAAGCAGTGAAGCTTGGTCCTTTCCAAGTAACACTCAATGCTAGTCCGAATGGTGTCAAGGGATCAATCAGTATCCCTGGCACAGGACTTAGCATTCCAAACATTAAGATAATCTGAAGAATTATGACCTATCAAGAACTTTTATCTCAACTTGAAGTAATGAGTCAAGAACAATTAAACATGGATGTAACTGTTTATGTCTGTGATACTGAAGAATATTATGCAATCCAAGATGAAATTGTTTTTGCCACAGAAGAATGTGGCGTACTTGATATAGATCATCCCATATTGTATTTGTAAGTAACTGGGCATCCTTACGGTGTAAGTCCCAAACCTTGTCCACTTACTCAATTCAACTTATGTCTGCTTACACTGAAGACCTTACCATGTTTGATCGAATTAATCTGGCTGCCTGCGCACAGCGCAGAGCAACAGATAATCTATTTGATTCAAATCGTTGGAATGGCGAGTACGACACAGCACGTTTGTGGATGAAGTATCGCCTCATCAAGACCACCACTTATTCGTACATTGACGAAGACTCATGACTGTCCTTGCAATCGAAGACACCCTATTCACTGACACCCATGTCACTGTTACAGCAGTTGTTGACGAAATGCGGTTGCTTTATCACGCAACTCATCTCGACCCTGAAGAGTGGGCTCCTGCATTGTGTACAACAACTGTTGAACTGGATCCAGAGGAACCAATCCCTCTTGATGAAGATGGCTTCTGTGCCTATCTTGATCAGCTCGATCCTCAATGGGAACTGGTCGAACGCGATGACTTCGATCTAGATTGATCGACTAATCATCTGACCAATCGTCCTGGGCATGACGTTAAACTGCCCATCCTTTTACCCATTCAAATCAATGCAATTCCAACTCCCCTCCAACCTGCAAACCGAACTCCTTGCTTATGACCCAACACTGAAGGTGTTGGCTAAGCAGACTAGGACCGCATCAACCAAGAAGGCTAAGTATCCCCTCGGTAACATTCCGCACCTTATCCCACATAACGTGGTGCGCGAATCAGATCAGCAAGCTGCGATTGATGATATCAACCAGCAGAAAGCACCTGATCGTTACAGAGTATTTACCACGCCTGTGGACGTAGCAACTCCACAGGCCAGACTCAAAGTCATTGCCATCTTGTATCACTACGAACAAGTATGGTACGCAGCATGGCTACCTCCCAAGCAGCAAGCTGATGAGTATGTGTATGGCTATGCCTACGCATTCAAGAACACAGCGGCTGCTGCTAAGACTGCACCCCATCACATCTGGACCAGCAAAGACAAGTGCATCGAGCACGAAGGTGCTCGTGGCGTGCAGACCTTTACTTATTCAATGAACATCACCGAGGGTGATGTTCAATCAAGTGAAGGTAGTGGCTGGCGTGCCTACCAATGGCAAGCCTTTAATCTTCACTGCCAGAAAGGACGCGAGATTATTGAGCATTGCGTCCGTCCATACGAAGCAAGCCTACGGGAAAATATGCCCACATGGTCTGATTCCCGTGGATTGTTTGATCGTATCCGCTGCAAGAACGTCTTTGATGCTGCTGACATTCCTCCAAAAATGGCCGAGCTTCTTGATCTAGAGCAAGGTCTAACTGTTGATAACTTACTCAATGCAGCAATTGAATTCAACAAGAACCCTAACTTTCCATCATCAACGTTTTGTGTACTGGAAAGAATCAGTCACATCATTTCCAAGCCAGCAATCAAGAAGCTGCTGCAGGCAGAGCTTGATCGCTGCACACTTGCATACAACAACCCTAATAACACTGAGCGCAAGCCAATTACTCAAGGCTTTAGAACCTTTGTCCACGTCATTGATTCCATTGACTGGATCAACAGGCTATGGCCTGACTGCCCACTTGATTACTACCAAACCTATTACAAAGAACTTCGTTACATCAGACTGAGTCAAGTGCGTACAAGCAGCATTAGCTCCAACTCAAATGCATTTGTTAGTTGGTTGCGTGAACACATGCCTGTTGCATCGATGTTCACAATGCTGCGCAAACAGCTCGAACAACAAACCTTGACTGGTCGAGATGCGGAGGTTGGCTATGCACGCTTTAGTTTCTTTGAACTAAATGACACATTTTCCATGGCAATCCGTATCCTTGACCATGGCAAAGAACTTGCACCACCCAAGCGTTGGCGCATTGATGACTTCCATGACTATGTGCAAGCTGAATCCTGGAAGATCCAGAACCCTAACGAATCGTTGCGTCAAGATCTATTCCCTGAACCCATCAGGGTTACACGCAATGGTGAGACCTGGTCATTTTTCCAGCCTGTTGACACACATCAACTAGCTATGTGGGGCCAGGCCGTACGCAATTGCGTCGGCTCTGCATCACACTATGCTGATGACATCAAGAAGCGTAAGCACTTCATCGTGCTGTGCATGATTGATGGTAAGCCCACATTCACCATCCAGTTGGTGGTTGACATGGGCCTGATGTCCGTCAAGCAAATCTCTGGTGTCGCTAACCAGCGGCTCACTGAAGACCAACGTGAGGCTTACACAGAAGCCTTCCGTGAGGTCTTGCAACAACGGGAGAAGCAGCTACAATCTGCCTGAGCCCGCACGGTTTACCAGCCTTAGCCTCGATACTAGGGCTGGTTTCAACTATGACCGACTACACCGATGATCAGCTACTCGCTATGGCTATGGCCAACATTGGTGAGTACATCACTGACAACTCACCGCAGTACATCCTGATTGACGAAGATCCTCGCAATGAGGATGACTACGACACATGGGACTATGGCACTGAGCCATTACCCCAAGATCACACTTGGCACTCCACATCAATTGATGTAGAGGTAAGTCCAAGTGACGCAGACGTGACGGAATAGGTATACGTAACGCACTTAAAATGCGTCGGCCATTGGCCTTGCGGGTTCGACTCCCGCCGTCTGCACCAATCCACTTACTCAACTCAAGACCATGCAATTCTTTGCTGCTTTCAAGTCCCTCATCCCTGAGTTCCATGCTTATTCAGATGAGGACAACCGCTACAACCTTGGTGCCACCTGGACTGCAGCCGATGGCCTGAAGGACTATCACAACCTGGAGCTACGGTACATCCGTAACTCTGAGCGTCTTGCTCTCCAGGGTGAGCCCTGTCCTGATGGCAGCTGGCGCTACGTCGAGCCCAGTGGTGCAGTCCATACCATCAGCCCTGAACGTGCTAAGCACTTCATGGAGCAGACACAAGCTCATGCCACACTCATGGTTGGCATGCTTGATAAGTTACGAGATGCTGGCATCCTCGATCAGATGGTAGACACCACGGCAGAACCTGCCTAAGATCACTGCGGAATGTTCGGCCCCTGCGCAAGCGGGGGTCTTTTCTTCATGATCACTCCAGCTCAGTCAGAGATAGTTACAGATGTAACTGAACTCATTGCAGATTGTATCCCTGATTCCGAATGGGATCGGGTACGCAATGCAATCGTCGAACGCATTGTCGACAACATGCCATCACAAGTTTTGCTGCAGTTAACTGACAGCATCGATAACTTTGATCTGGCTGAACTAATCCTCATTACCCACTACAAGGAAGCACCAAATCTTGAGTTGATTGTTGACGCATTCAAACTCATTGGTGCTGAACAAACTGCTGACCTCCTCGACTCACTCAACATTCAACAAGAGAATGGCATTCCAGAAGGCGATCCTTCCTGACTGTCCTCAATGCAATCAACCTGGACTCAGAGTTATTGAATCCAGGAAGACAGCGATGTCTACCAGACGACGCAAGAAGTGTGAATGCTGTGGCTACAGGTTTACAACTCATGAAGTTACAGCAGACTTCTTTGAAGAAGCCAAGCACAACCTCTATCTTGTTGAACAACTCCACAAACTTATGAAGGGAACACCACTCACATCCGGGGTGGAACCACCCCCATCTGGGGTGAGTGCATCTGAATTCAAAGCACTCAACAAATGCAGTGACTGCCATCACAACATTGATGGTTGTCATTGCGCCTTTGACTTTCCTGAGTACGACACTGCTGAGTCGTACGACTGCAATCACTTTCAACTCTGGAAATCCAAATGACTACCAAGCGTCAATACGATTACATCATTGGTGATCGCGTAGCAGAGCGCCCTAAATCCCATGGCATTTTTGCTGTACGCAATGAAACCAAAGATCGTATTCAGCAGTACAGGTCCCAACGCTACGGCACTGTTGTTGGTATCAACCTGAAACCAAACAAGTCAGGTGCCAAGCAGAAGTTCCTACTAATCAGGTGGGATCATCTGCAGACTCCCACGGAACATGCACAGATGAGGATCTGTCCTGCTGATCAGCTTCAGCGTTTACAATCTGAGGGTTATGGATTCGAAGTCGAATGAAAGTCGACAAGCCATGGGGTTGGTACAACACACTGACCCCAGAACAAACCTCATTGTTCCGTGGCTACCTCGTTAAAGAACTCCATGTCAACAAAGGCCATCGCCTCAGTCTTCAGCGCCATCAACACCGGTGTGAACACTGGATCGTTGTCAATGGCGAAGGATTGTTTGAGTGTGATGGCCGTACACAAATTGTGAATGAAGGTACTCACTTGTACATTCCAAAGCAATCAGTGCATCGCCTTACTGCAACAGAGCAAGACATTCGTATTGTCGAAGTTCAATGCGGTGAAGTAATCTCTGAAGACGACATCGAACGTCTGGAGGATGACTATGATCGATCACAGAACTAGCATGGTTGTTCAAGCAATCATTTGGAGTGTAGTCATCACAGGATTCAGCCTCCTACTCGTTGGCATGATCTTTGGTGAGCCAGAAACAACCGAGGATAAATTCAAAGTTGTTGACAACTACAAAGATTGCCAAGTCATCCAGTACAGTCCAAGCAACGCTGCTCGCTACCAGTACTTTCTTCACTGTCCATGAACGTTGAACTTACCTGGGTAACACCCAACGCAGAAGAACTCATTGTCAAGATGGCACGGGTATCTGCACCCAAGAATCAAGACAACATGGACACTGCTCCACGGTTGTTGCGGTATCTGATCAAACACAAGCACTGGTCGCCATTTGAAATGGCAAACATGTGCGTAGAAATTGAGACGACGCGTGCAATCTCACCACAGATTCTTCGTCACAGATCATTCTCATTTCAGGAATTTAGTCAGCGTTATGCAGACACCAGTGAGCTTGGCTCAGCTGTTATTCCTCATCTGCGTCGTCAAGATCACAGGAATCGTCAGAACAGTATCGATGATCTGTCTGCTGATGCAATCAGTGGTTATTACCGCCGCATTAGCAAGTTGTATGAAGACGCTGAACATCTCTACCGCGAGATGGTTAGCAGCGGCATTGCAAAGGAATGTGCAAGGTCCGTCTTGCCACTTTCGACACAGACTCGTCTTTTCATGAACGGTACACTGCGTTCATGGATCCACTACCTCCAGCTTCGTTGTGACCCAGGAACCCAGCTCGAACACAGGCAAATCGCAGAAGCAGTCAAAGGAATCTTCTGCAAAGAATTCCCCATCATTGGAGAAGCAGCCTTTGCAGAAGACTGATGAACTCAAGCAGTGGCGATCAGAAGGTCGCGGCGCTTTGTTTTTTTAATTCCATCACGGCATGCTTGGACTCCACATCCTTGCGTGCCAGCTTCTTCCGTTTGTCCACCAAGTAAACGATCAATGCTTTGTTCATTTGATTTGACCTCCAGTGACAAAGGGAAAGTAGCAAACGTTACGGTAGGTCAGGCAGAGCCAGGGACGGTGGGCTAAGTTCCACCAAGCTCTGTCTGCCTTGGCCTGATCCTCTTGGTTGTATTTGCAACCACGATACGTTAACGTCATGGTTTTAGTATCTATTGATACGGAAACTATATGACGATTGATGTATATGATGTCGTTCACCAGGTAACACAACTCAAGATTCAATGAAAGGTTTTGGTTCAACTCAACAACCAACGAAGTCAGCAGCGTATTGGATCGCTGCCTATGCCAAAGACAATGAAGATGAACCACTTGGTGTGTTCAAAAAAGTTCTGGCCTACAAACCAGGTCAGGACAAAGAACTCTTGATGATTCGTTACTGCAATTCAGTCATGAAGATCAACCGAAACATATGGGAGATGTTGGTCCACCAAGGACCAACTGAAATCCCAGACTCTGGTGACCAAATTGTTTTACGATTATCCAGGGAAAAGTTTAAGGGCTCTGCTCAAGTAAACTGACTAACCATTACCACTAATCACCCATGAACGCTGAAAACAAACGATTGATCAAACAGTTTGTACTGGATCGCCTGTGGAGCGACACAGATCAGCTTCGTCTTGATCTCGACGTTTATTCAATTACTCGCAGTATTGATCCGCTGGAAGCAATGGAGGAATACGAGTACCAAGTTGAGCGAATCCAAAAGATGCTTGCCTGCTACTGAAAAGCCGCTCCCCAATCACCCATGACACAACAACATCTCATCGCCCCACCGCCTGAGCTGGTGCAGCAGTGGCGAGAAGCGCCCGAGTTCTCTGCATTGTCTCCGTGTGTGATGGTCACTTGCACCACTACCAAGCTGCAAGACATCGCTACTCAAGCTGCCCAATGGGGCGCAGACCAGGAGCTGGAGGCGTGCTGTGCGCTGATGGACGACTGGGGTCTTGATGGCGAAGACCTTATGCAGTGCCGCCGCCCCAAGCCGCCGAGCTTGAAGGAGCAGGCGCTGGATGATCTGCACATTGCTTTTGACAGGGGCTGTCTCAGCGAAGGACAGGCCGACACTATCCGCCGCGCCCTTGAACAACTCGCCGACAACGAGTAGTCACCTTCACTAACATTCCCGATCAGGAAGATGGACCTAAGTAAGTCCTTAAACTGCTGATTAGTTTTTCTTATCATTCAATTCAACTCAACCATGAAACTTCTCAAGTTTTCCAAGGGCAACGGCAAGCTCAGCAACCGCCTGATCTTTAGCCTGCCTGCTGGCTACTCATGCCCACACGCTGGTGTGTGCAAGACCTTTGCTGATCGCACTACTGGTGCCATCACTGACCTGCCTCAGTACACAGGTGTGACAGCTGAACGGGACTTCCGTTGCTTTGCTGCCATGGCAGAGGTACGGCCTAACGTGCGGGAAGCGCGTTGGCACAACTGGGATCTGCTGCGTGAAACCATTCACATGAATGGGAATCAAGCCATGTTGATTCGTGACTTGATCGACCTGTCTCTCCTGATGCATCCGCCCAAGAAGCTGGTTCGCATCCATGAGTCTGGTGACTTCTGGACTGAGAACTATATGAAGGCTTGGATGATGGTTGCCCAGGGTAGGCCCGAACAAAAGTTCTATGCCTACACCAAGTCCCTTGGTATGTGGTACAATCTGCGTGACATGATTCCACCCAACTTCTATCTCACTGCATCGCACGGTGGTACGCTCGACTACCTAATGGAAAAGTATCCCGAAGTATTCACCAGGGTTGCTCACGTTGTATACACAGAAGAACAAGCCGCAGAGCTTGGTCTTGAGATTGACCATGACGACAGCCATTGTCTTGGTGACAAACCATTCGCACTACTGGTCCATGGTTCCCAGCGGGCTGGTAGTGAGGCAAGTCAAGCCATCTCTCAACGTAAGAAAGAAGGTGGATTTGTGGGATACGGCAAATCAAATCAGAAGACAAGCTGAAGACACTTGCGTTATTTGAAAGATCGGATAACATCTGTCCGGTCTTTCAATTATTCATGTCGTACGTCATTGCCACTTGGAAGGAGGGTAAGGCATTTGCCATTACTGCCTGCTCTTCTTCCAATCAATTCCAATTAATTCCATTAGATTCAGAAGTAGCTCTGAACAAGATTTTCTCCCATCCTTACCGGGCTGGTGCTCAGTCGATCTTGGCGTGGATTAACAACAATGACAGCAAACTTGCCGGTGCACAGCTCTCAATTCAAGATGAAGCCAGATTCCGTAAATGAATCCTGGTTGATCTTTGACATTGAAACCAATGGCTTGTACGACCAGGCAACGGAAGTCTTTTGCATTGTTATTTATGACATCAACAAACAACAGACTTTTAGTTATGGGCCTGATCGCACTGCTGATGCTCTTGCTCATTTGGCAACCGCTGATGTACTCATTGGTCACAATGTGATTTTTTATGACGTTCCTGTTCTGCAAAAGCTGCATTCATTTGTCAGCAAAGCACGCATCATTGACACGCTCATTTGCACCAGATTGATCTGGCCCAAAGAAATCCTGGAGGATCTTGACAATGAACAATATCCGCAGGTTCCCAAGGCGAACCGTGGATCCGCATCACTTAAGGCCTGGGGATGGCGCCTGGCCAATCACAAGATCACGTTCAAAGACTTCTCCGAATTTTCTCAGGAGATGTTGGACTACTGTGTCCAGGACGTTATGGTCACCCGTAGCCTTTGGCAATTCATCGTCAAACAAAACTATCCAGAGTCATCGCTCCGGCTTGAGCACGACTTTGCTCTTGCCATTAACAAACAAATTAGAGCAGGTTTTCCTTTTGATGTTGATGCATGCCTTGATCTCGTGGATGGTCTTAGAGCAAAACAGAAAGAACTGGAATCTCATCTGAAGGAACTCTTTCCGCCCATTAAGCACGAAGAGATCTTTGTGCCCAAGGTCAACAACACCAAACGTGGTTATGTCAAAGGACAACCTTTCACCAAAGTCCGCTACGAAGAGTTCAATCCAGGATCTCGTGATCAGATTGTTAATCGACTCGGCGCTAAGTACGGATGGAAACCACAGAGCTTTACTGAAAAAGGAAATCCAATTGTTAATGATGAAGTACTAGAGCAGCTTCCGTATCCTGAAGCACAACCACTGGCTGAGTACATGCTTATAAAGAAGAGGCTCGGTCAAATCGCTGATGGAAACAATGCTTGGCTCAAGCTTGTCAACAACGATGATCTCTGTATACACGGCGATCTGGTTACTAACGGCTGCATTACTGGGCGCTGTTCACACCGTTATCCAAACATGGGTCAGGTCCCGGCAGCTTACTCACCGTATGGAAAAGAATGCCGAACTTTGTTCCATGCTCCTTACGGGTGGGACCTTGTTGGTGTTGACGCTAAAGCACTTGAACTTCGTTGCCTCGCTGGATACCTTGCCGTCTGGGATGGAGGTGAGTACGCCACTCTGGTGACAGACGAATCGATTGACATTCACACCTACAACCAACAGCAGTTTGGTGTGGAGACCAGGGACATCAGCAAACGTTTGCTGTATGGAATGCTCTATGGATGTGGTGCGGTGAAGGCTGGCACTATCATTGATCCGAATGAAAAAGATCCAGAAGTTCTGCGTCAACTAGGAAGATCTGCAATTAATTCATTCATGACAGGTGTACCAGCGCTCAAGAAATTGAAGCAACAACTAGAATACACTGTGCAAGAACGTGGATTCCTGCGTGGATTGGATAAGCGTGCACTCTTCTGCCGCTCTGAATTCAAAGCATTGAATGTATTACTCCAGGCAGCTGGTGCTCTCATCATGAAGCAGGTGGTCATCAACCTGCATAACAACCTGGAAGGACTGGGACTTGTACATGGCAAGGACTGGATCCAACACGCCATGGTTCACGATGAAGTACAGCTGTCTTGTCCCAAGGATCTGACTGCAACAATCCAAGAACAAGCTTTGCTTGCATTCCCGCAAGCCCAAGACTTCTTTGGATTCCGCTGTAAGATTGAAGGCGACTCACGCGTCGGCTCGAACTGGGCACAGACACACTGAACCATGAGCAACAAAACTACTGTTGAACTTACAGGAAAAGCAATTGGCTCTTTGCTTGCTTTTGTTTTGTTTTCTGTGTTGATTAAGTACGCTTTTGATTTTACCTGGTTTCAAGGATGTGTCCTTGGATATTTGTTTTGGTTAATCCGAGAAGGTATCCAAACCATTAAGAGTAATTAGTAATTCGTCCTCAGGTATGACGTTAAACTGCCTTAACACCAACTTCTCAAAACAATGAACATTGCTGATGTCTGCGCTGTCCTCATGGAACAACCCCGTGAGGTATTCACCAGTGCGACTGCATCCAACCTGCGTGCAGTAGTTAATCTACCTCCGGTTGGTTCCAACAAAGCTCCAACTCCAGTCGAACTCAATGTCTACGGAAAAGCCTGCGATCGGTTCCGTCACAACAAAGCAAACGACCGTCTACTTATTTACGGCTCCAAGCTACGTTTCGACGTTAACACCCGAGCGTATTCGTTACATGGAGGAGTTGTCCACCAGATCACGGATGAGTTTCCAATCCTCAATCGCGTCATCCTCTCGGGACGTTGCGTGAAAGATCTGGATCTCAGTGATCCTCGTGTGTTTAAAACAACGCCTGATGGCTTGATGATTTGTAACCAGAGCCTTTCTGTTTACATGGGTAAGAATCAGGCTGATCTGTTTAACTTCTATGCCATCAATACGGCTAACGATAAGTTAAACAACGCAGAGATCATTGCTAACTTCACCCGTAAAGGTGTGGGCATTACAGTGTCTGGTCGTCTGGTCACCGATGCCTGGACCGATAAGCAAAGCAATGAACGCAAGATCAACACCAAGATCCAGGTGAATCAAATCACCTTGGCTCCCAAAGCTGATGCCACCAAGAACACTGAGTCTCAGACAAAACCTGTGCAAACCAACACACCGGTTGCACCAAGCTCAAGTGACGCTAGCCTATGGGGCGCAGCTAACGCACCACAACCTACTGATCCCTGGACCCACGCCTCTGGCGGTGGTCTGCCTGACCTCCCTGGTCAATACTCCAACTCACCTTCATTCGACGAAGTTCCTTTCTAATGACACTCCCAAGAGTCAACAACTACACGCTCTTGCAAGAGAGCGATAACTCCAGTTGCATCTACAAGTTCCAGGGTGATTACTTTCCTGATGTACTTGTTCACATGGTGGACTTTCTAAAGGGAGTTGGTTTCCTTGAAGAGACAATCCATCGTGGAATGTACGATGCTGCTGAGGAGTACTTCAAGTACCAGCAAAGCATCTGCTCTGAGTCAAGTCCATTTGACTAAGAACACGTCCTGGGTATGACGTTAAACTGCCTAACTCCAAACCCTGAACTAACTATGACCGCATCCATGACTACTAAGAAAACGTCTGCACTTGCCACTCGTGGACTGGAATCTTTCAAGATGTTCCAGTCCAAAGAATTTGTATCTGGTTACCAGAACCTTGTTACAATTCAACCCCTGAACAAATCAAAAGTTCGTGGTTGGTTTGTCCGTAAGTCCGACCTGGATACTTGCGGATGGAATGCTACTGAAGATGACTTTGATTCCAGTTCTGTTATTTGGAACTACAAGCAGACCTTTGGTATGGCGCCCAATACCTCCATTGAGGAGGGCCTCAACTTTGTTGCGCCTCGCATGCAGATCTTGTTGCGTTCTCCCCTGATGGTTGAAGAAACCACAGGGATGCGTCAAACGATTGGCACCTTTGAGCATCCAGAGGTGAAGGAAATGTTTGAGAACGACAAGCTGGCTGCTGATCTTGCCAATAGTAAAGGTGAGATGTACAAGCGTAAGTACAGCGTGCGTACCAAGTATCTGGTGTATGTGCTGACCAAGGACAACAAGCGTGCTCATAAGATCCCCATGGTCCTGACCTTGAAGGGATTGAATGGCACTGATGTGTCCGAGAAGGTCAAGCTGTATGAAAAGGAAATGTCCAAGTGCCTGAGCAAAGCACTGGACTCTGAGGTGCCCCTGGCATTCAACGAAAAGTTCTATGCCACAACGGTGTTTATCCCCATGCTTGCCAACGAGATGCGTGGTGCCAACAACGTTGAGATTTGCGCCATCGAATCCTTCGAGATTCCTGACTACAGCTCCCAAGATGAAGCGATTAGCTCACTGAATCGCCTCAGCATTCCCGATGAAGATCGTGAATCAACCTGGAAGTTCCAGGAAATGTTTGGTGATTACATCAACCAACACGCTCGTCAGGATGCAGAACGCCTTGGTGGTGCCTATGGAATCAAGCAAGGTGTTGAAATCCTTCCCGTGTCCCGTACTACGGATGCAGTTGAAGTAAAAGCTTTACCTGCTCGTGACCCGATGACTGGTGAGGATGAGTCACTCTGATTGACCAATGATCGGGGGGTTATCCAAGCCGCCTTCAACTGAAACATTGTTGAAGATAAACATATCTTGGACTAATCCCCTGATTACACCTTGACGATTAGTGGCGATCTGCGCAAGCAAGGTCGCCATTTCTTTTAAGGCACTTACCGAATTACATTCTTCTATTGATCGTTTGATCTTTTCGAGCCAGAACTTGTCATCAAGCGTTGGCTCAATCTGGAATTGTGTAAGAGGTACGTACTTAATCTCGTCCATTTTGTATTCAATTGTTACAGCAATTCTACTTCTACAGTTAAAGGTATCTACAAACTTTGCAATGTATTAAGGATTACACACATGAAACCAGAAGACAAAGCAGCAATCAAGGCAGGTGGCGCCACGGCTTTGGTCGTTGGTACTATTGCCACATTCATGGCCAACCCTGTAGCATGGGGTGCGGTCCTCTACGGATCGTATAAGATGGCCAAGCTAGCTCGCGATCACGTTCGTGAGACCAAAGCTAAGCAGA